CCAGATGCTACATCATAAGCGAACCATGCGGGAAAGTCATTGATAGGATCGTGGGGATTATCAATTGTAGTTAACGCTAACTTCCTAGCCATTCAACTCTCCTTTCTTAGTTCGTTGCTTCATCTAGTGTACTAAGTGATACACCTAATTGATTAGCTACTTCTTCTCTTGTGTATCCTTGTTCAAGCATACGTGTGGCACGTGCTGTCTTAGCATTGGTCATTAGAAGTTTAGTCTTAGGTGTAGCTAAAGCATTCACTACATCCATGTCTGAATGCCTAAGGATCTCAGTAAGTTTAGTATCACTAATGGCCCCTGCTTGAATGGCTTCCCATTGTGGGGGTGTGATTCTAATGTCGGTCTTACTAGCACCTGTGGTACGACGGGAGTCATTAAGGGCCTGGGATTCTACCTTCTTCCTTGTTTCCTTATCCATGTCTGGATTGTAGTTAAGCCTAGCCTTTACCTTGGCGTTTGCGATTAGTTGGGCTTGGCGTTCTAGAGGACGGTTTCTAATAGCAAGATCTAGGGCGGCATTCAACTCTTTAACCTCACCGCTATACGCCTTGGCAGCAGAGCTACTATAAGTAGCACGGGGGGTATTAATCATCTCTAGCCGGGCCCGGTTAGCAAGCGCCTTCAATTGATTACTATGCGCTGCATAGATCTCTTCCATCCTAGTACCAGATGATAGGGTTCTTGCATCATCAGCCAGATCTAGTCTGGTAGTTATTGTCCTCCTTAAGTTACCACCAGGGTACACTCTATTAGTGGGCTCAAATACTCTTGCCCCAGTAATGGGGTCAACAGGTCCACCTCGAGAAGCACGACGTGGTTCACGTTCCGGTATCCTGACTTCGGACTTAGCTCTTGAGATAAGAGTTGCTGCACCCCTACCTGTTGAACCAGGCTTTCTTTGATACTTATCCTTAAGGGCTCTAATACCATTATCAGTATAGGATTGCCTATGATCCAAGTTCTTCTTCTCAGAGTCAATGATCACCATGGAATGTCGAATAGCAGCAGCCTTCTCTGAATTAGAGGCACCAGCAATAGTCATGTCTGTGATGAGATTGGAAATCATACCCATTTCGGTTTGCATATTTCTAATGGGTCTCATTCCAGGATAAGAAGGATATGATGCAACAGGATCGAAATCTTTCAACCCATCTAATGCTGGTGTGGTAATGACTCTTCTCTGATTATCAGGAATAACAAGAACAGTATCACCATCAAAGTCTGCACCAGATAGTCTTTGTGCTACAGTATGGTGAATACCAATTGCAGTCTTAGCATCTCCAAGAAGTTTCGAAGCTTCTCTATTTCTATTATTAACAACCAAATCAGGAATTTCAAATGTACCACCATGTGGATGACGAACCAAGACCACACGAGTTCCATTAGAATAATTAGGAGCATATATTTCTGTTGGCTTAATGGTTGAAACTGGCAAAATAACATGCGTTGCTTGACCTGGAAGTGCAGCTGCCTTAAGGTGAACAGATGCACTATCCACACTTTCAGCAAATTCTTCGAGAAGCTTTCTACGAACTGCGGGATTAGTAAGAGCCATGATCTCATTAAATCTTGTTTGACGAGCTTCATAAGTCATCGCCAATTGTTGTTTAGCCAAAGTCGGGCTTTGCTTTGACAACATCTGAGATGACAAACTACGAGACCATTTTTCCCAGTCACTTGTATCATTAACGATATTCATTGCTGAAGTGACTCGTTCATCAGGAGTATCAGGCTTATCAAGGATTTGACGCACTAAAGATCCAAATGGAAGCAATGGATCATCTTTAAGAGGCTTCATAGCGTCAAATTTATTACCTGTATCAGCCTTTGGCGTATGAAAGACTAAATCAGCACCATCAGGAAGATCGTTACGATATGCGGCCATTCCCTTCAAATAATGATCCTTACCAACCTTGATTCGAACCTGAGCGAACTGATTACCTCCAAGAGAGACATCAGGAACACCAGGACGAACAAAGATCATACCATCAGCTTTGGCACCTTCTTTGCCATACACAATATGAATCCGCTTAGGATCAACGCTGAGTGGATCATGGAATCTACCAAAGGTACGACCACCATCACCAGAATATTGCCCAATAAACTGAATTTGGGCTTGGTTTTTACGAATATCACCCCATGTGGTTCCTGGTCTAGCCAATACTTTAGTCCGAGTGTCCTTACCGGTTCCCAGCTGACGAATCGGTACGGTCTCGACTGTATAGCCCTTTGTCTTGAGCACTGAAACAGCAGTATTAAGTTTTGTTGCAGAAATACCAACATAATTCTCAACACCTGAACCAACATCAATCATGCCACGAGCATCAACTTCTTCTTTTAGCATATCGGAAATGCGTTGCAGATTGTCTTTCTTATCTTTAGAACCAGGAGCAATAAGCGTTCTATAAGTAGATTCAGGAATTCCCATTTTAGCCGCTGCAGCGACATTTGACAATCCCTTTTCATGAAGACGCCATGCCTGATTTATTTGAGCTTGTTTATGTTCTTCTCTAACAATCGAATATAAAGCACGAAGTTCGGTTGTGCTCTTAAGCCCGAAAGCTTCAGCAATTGTCTTATCTGGAACACCTTCTTTTCGAAGGTCAGATACATAATCCAAGAACATCTTATTACGTTTCTCGGTGGTGTTTGTGTCTCCCCCAGAGCCCCAAGGATATCTACCTGACTTACGCAGAATACCATAGTGCATCAATTCCTCGGGAACATCTATTATGATCACGGCTCACCTCCTACCATCTATCAGAAGCTTTCATAGCTTCGATTTGCGCATCGAACTCAACTATTTTATCCATGATATCCGCGATAACATCAGGATCTGGAATAGATACACGAATATCATCGCCTTGATAGATACGTAGTTCGATTTCGATTTCGTAGGGATCAACTTGGTATTCTAGACAGAATATGGCCGCATAAACCTCCAATTGTTTGAACGATGCAGTACCAATACCTGTTTTCAAATCATGAATACGCAATTTGCTTCGTCGAAAGGCTATCGTGTCAGCTGTACCGAAACAATTAGGAGAGAAATATAATGGCTGTTCACAATTCATTTTGTAACCGATAGCATCATTAACATATGTTGACAAAGCAAGATTGGCTCGAGATAATTTAACTTGGAGACGAATTGCTTCATGCGCCAGAGCATGAAGATCACTACCTCGTCGAGCAGCACTCATCGATATAAATCTAGCTTCAAGTTTTTGATCAGTATAATTCAACCAATGATAACCACTTGGGCTAAGAAAAGCATGCTTACCCTGTAAATCTGAGTGCGAGTTGAAGATCACTTAAGACCTCCCGTTCATTCTCAGGACACAGGAAAGCAGCAAATGACATGAAATTCATTACATGAATATAGTGATCTTGGTTAGGTTGACGAGGTGCGCTTGAGTTTCGCTTAACTTCTAACGCAGCCCACCGATCTTTGTATAACACGATTAAATCTGGAATGCCTTGTCTATACGATGGATCATTCTTTAAAATGATACATCCTGGCAATAGACCTTCTATCATACGAATTATTGTATGCTGATATTGGGATTCTCTAGCCATATCAACGTTGAGACTCCCTTCTTCCTGCAATGAGACCTAGTAAGGCGCCAAGTATACCCGTAATCATAGATTGAAGCCCAGTGGTAATCTCTCTAGTGTCTATTGAAGGATCGCTTAATTTAACGGTAACAATAACTATAGTAGTTGTGAGAATGTAAAATGCAACAATAATGATAAGAACAAGTATCAAAATTTCAATTACACCACGACGTGGCTTACTGCCGTTTCCATTCCCATTCCCATTCGCGGTCATAGGGCCGGCGGAAGCTCAAACGGCGGGGCATTTCCTGGCGGATTAGCGCAAGCCGAGCTAGCAGGAGGATATGTGACCTGTGCTGATGCTGTTGGATTGATCTCAACCACCAACGTCAGACCATCTCTCCATATAGCATCCGTAGGATCTTCTACCCAGAAACCAAATTCATTTAGCATCCAACCGGGCCAATCAGTGGCTTCACCAGTAACTGGATCAATAGTAGCTCCAGGATATAGTTCAAGCACTGTACCGCCAACGACATAGGTAATCGGACGGACCTCAATGACTTGGCCATTAACATCCAGGAACGTCAATGTTCCAGTAACACCGTTAAATGCTTCAATATTACCAAAGTTAATAACAATGACTGGAATATCTCGTTGACATGTCGAACCGGCTGCACCAATAAAGACCTCCTCAAGCGGAGGCAAAGGAGGTGTGGGAGTTACGGGTGGAGGAAATCCGAAAGGTACACCAGGAGGAGGTGGATTCTTACATGTAACTGCAAAATCAGCTCTATGGAAAGCACGATCCAACTCTTGACCATTGACCACCCTTACAGCAACCAATGTGTCAGCTCCAAGCACAATATCTCTATAGTTGCCCGGAGTAACAAACTCTCGCTCCAAGAGGATGGGCCCTGTAGCGCCATCTCTGAATCGGATTGTAACTGGAGATTCACTGGCTGGATAACGAAGATCCAAGCGCCATACATCTACTCGAGGCGGTCCAATGTTTACACACTGAGACGAGATATCAATAGCACCCTTTGGGGGAGCCTGTTGTGGAC